CAGCTTCGGGCAAAGCAGAGTGACGAAGAAGCAAAGGCTTCGGCGTTAGCGGAAGCAGAAGCAGAGAGGGAAGCTGAGAGAGAAAAACTCAAAGCCGAGCTAAACTTGCTGAAAGCAACAAACGCCTACAAAGGCATCACCGACGAAAAGGTTGTAGCAAAACTGATTGATGCGGTTTCGGATTCAGACCATACCGCTATTGCAAAGCTGATTGACGAGCAATGCAGAAAGGCGGTTGCAGATGCAGAAGCTAATTGGTTGGCTAATCGTCCGAGAGTGAATAACGGTTCGGGTGATGGCACACCGTTAAGCAAAAAAGACATTATGGCAATCAAGGACTTTGGCGAAAGACAGAGGGCTATTGCCGAGAATATGAATTTATTTAGAGGAGGTAACTAAAAATGGCACAAGCAAATTTAACCATGTCCGCTGATGTAGCGGTAAAGGCAAGAGAAATTGATTTCGTAAGCAGATTTGCAGACACTTGGGAAGCGTTAAGAGAAGTTCTTGGTATTATGCGTCCGATTCGTAAGGAGAACGGCACCGTACTCAATTCCAAGAAGGCTACCATCGTATTGCAGGACGGCAAGGTTGGTGAAGGTGAGAACATTCCGTATTCCAAGGCTTCTGTAACCGAAACTCCGTATGGTGCGATTACTCTTGAGAAGTACGCAAAGGCAGTTTCCATTGAAGCGGTTGCAGAGCATGGTGCAGAAGCGGCTATCGCAATGACCGATGATGCTTTCCTTAATGAGTTGCAGGGCAATGTTATGGACAGATTCTATGATTACATTGTTACCGGTGAACTTACTAGCGAAGCAGACACTTTCCAAATGGCTATTGCAAAGGCAATCGGTACTGTAAAGGATAAGTTTAAGAAGATGCGTAAGAACGGCTCTAAGGTCGTTGTTTGGGTAAACACCCTTGATGCTTACACCTATCTTGGTGCGGCAGAACTTACCGTTCAGACCAAGTTCGGTCTTGACTACATCGAGAACTTCCTCGGCGCAGACAAGGTTATCCTTTCTTCCGAGATTGAAGCAGGAAAGGTTATTGCAACTCCGGTAGACAACATTGTTCTCTACTATGTAGACCCGTCCAACAGTGGATTCCGTCAGCTTGGTCTTGAGTATGTTGTTGACGGTGAAACCAACCTTATCGGTTTCCATGCAGGCGGTAACTACAACACCGCAGTTGGCGAATCCTTTGCACTTATGGGCTTAACCCTTTTTGCAGAGTACATTGATGCTATTGCAGTTGTAACCGTAGGTACTGGCGCATAAGCCAAATATAAGCGGAGAGTGATTGACATGGGTTACAAGGTTATTCACTTCTTTACCGACTTACAAGACAATAAGCATCCATACAAGGTGGGGGATAACTTCCCTCGCCCTGGAAAGGATGTTACGGCAGAAAGACTTGCTGAACTTGCAGGAAAGCAGAACAAGCAAGGAAAGCCGTTAATTATTCTTGTTGAGGACGAGAAGAAGGTCGAAAAGAAAGAAATTGTTTCCGAAAGTCAGTTTACCAAAACCGAAATCAACCGTATGCCTATCAATGAGTTAAAGGCTCTTGCTTCTGCAAACGGTGTTGACGGTTGGATTGATATGACGGGAGCAGAGTTAAAGAAAACGCTGATTGAAAAGTTTAATCTGTAAAGGCGGTGCAAAATGGACGAAAGCATGAATGTAGGACTTCAAGAAGAACTTATTTCCGACCTTACGGCAGAGTTAGAGGGCGAAGCTACTTTTAATGCTACCGTCCTTAAAACGAAGATTGTAGGGGCAATTAGAGAGGTTAGAACGGCAAGGAAATATCCTGCTTACTACACCGACAAGCAAATACAGAGTGACCTTTACGGTTTTTACTCTAACATTCGCAATATTGCTCTTTATGATTACAACCGTTTGGGTGCGGAATTTGAAAAGAGCCACAATGAAAACTCCGTTAGCCGTACCTACGAAGATAGAGAAAAACTTTTTTACGGCGTGTTACCGTTGACAAGGGTATAAACGGAGGGCAAAACATGGATTTAGCAATCTTTTCATTGATTGTTAGTGTTGTGTCCGTTAGTTTTGCTATATTCTTCGGCTTGAAGAACAACAAGCGTACCGATACCAAAGATATTGAGGAAAGAGTGAAGGAGAACACACGCATAAACTTTAAGCTAGATACCATCATGGAATCCACAAAGGAAATCAAGGTGGAAATGTCGAACCTTAAAGAAGAAATGCAGATGCACAATGACCGCATTATTAAGGTTGAGGAAAGCGCAAGACAAGGACACAAGAGAATTGACACTCTTGAAACTCGATTTAATGAGTTTGTAAACAAGTTTATGGGAGGTGGAAACCATGAATAAAAAGTGGTGGAAAGCCGCAGGCGTAAGAGCCTTAAAGACTTTTGCACAAACGGCGGTTGCATTGATTACCGTTGGTTCTGCGGTAACTGATGTGGATTGGATTGCAGTTCTTTCCGTTTCGGCTACTGCGGCGGTTGCTTCTTTGCTTACCTCTATTGGTGGATTGCCGGAGGTGGAGTAAATGAGAACGCTTGCAAAGAACAAAGTTCCGATGAAGTACGCATTGTACGAAGGACAAACGCCGATTTATCAGTTAGACGAAAACGGAGAACCAGTTGTATCGTGGATTGATGAAGAAGGCAATATCTACTATGTGGAAATAGGAGAAGCCCCGAAGTATTCCGAACCTACAGACTTCTTTGCAAGTATTTCTATGAGTGGCGGCGAAAGCGTTTCTGTGGAGTTTGGAGTAGACATTGGAAACTACGATGCGGTAATTGTTACCGAGTTAAATGAGTTTCCTCTTTCCGAAACAAGCTATGTTTGGGTTTCAAGCGAACCTAAGTATACCCCACAAGGGCTTGTAGATGTCACCACGGCTGATTTTAGAGTAACGGCGGTAAAACCTAGCATCAACCAAACAAAGTACCTTCTGAGGGCAATTACAAAGTAAGGCGGTGGTGTGAGTGAAGCATAAACCGTTAAAATCCGACTTGTCTGTAAGGGGAATCCAAAACCTTAGAAAACAGTTGGTTGATTACAAAAACAATGTTTTGCAACAGAAGGTTGATTTGCTTGCAAAAAGGCTTGCGGAAAAAGGTGTGGCAATCGCACAGACCAATATTGCAACGTATGATGCGATATTTACTGGCGAATTGATTTCAAGTATTGAAGCTAGATACGGCGGTAGCACTAAAGTCTCTGCCGTTTTTTATGTTGTAGCAGATTCGAGACACGCCGTATTTGTTGAGTTTGGTACTGGACAATTAGGATTGGAAGGGTCTTATCCTTATCCATTCCCCGAAGGCGTTGAGTGGAACTACAACACCGGAAAAACAATATTTGAGATTGAAAACGGTCAATACGGTTGGTTTTATCCTGCGGAAGATGGTACATGGCGTTTTACACAAGGTATGCCATCACGACCGTTTATGTACGAAACTGCGGTTGAACTTATGACGGAGATTGCTAAAACGGCAAAGGAGGTGTTCGGATAATGTGGACTATGGATATAGGAAGTGCGGTTCTGTCAAAGCTGAGAAGCAAAGGCACAAAGGAACTTGTTAAAACTTATCCGAATATCAATTTTACGGACAGTGACCGTGCGCCGAGTACACCAAAGTTTCCAACCGTGTATTACCACGAAATCAGTTCACCCGAAACGGGGCAAACACTGGATGGCGCAACGCTAAATGCGGTGCTTTATTCGGTGCAAATCGAGGTTACAGACAACGGAACAACCTCTTTAACCACTAAAACGGTTATGAGTAAGGTTGTAGACATTATGAAAGAAATGCGCTTTCAAGTTGTCGGTACTCCCGAATTTAAAAATACTAAAAATGTTTTCCGAATGGTTGCGAGATTTCGCAGAGAAATCGGATATAACGATGTGATTTAAGGGGCATTGCCCCTTTTATTTTTATGTAAAATTAAGGAGGTAGAAAATCATGTTAGCAGGACTTAGTACACTTGGCGTTAAGGTTTCTGTTGGTTTTGAAACCGTGGCAGGACAAAAGCCTACCGACTTCGTTGTTCGCCACAGAATCAACTCTATCGGTGGTATTTCCATTGAGCCGGAAACCATTGATGCTTCTGCAATCGAGGATTTAGTTGAGCGTTCTGTTGCAGGTAGAGCAACCACTGGTGGTAACTTCCCGTTAGCGTTTAATGCTACGGACGAAACTATTGCAGAGTGGGAAGAAACCATCGGAGATTATGAGGAAGCAAGCGGAAACGGCTTGAGAATGTGGCTTCAGATTGCACATCCAAGTATGCAGAGAGCATTCTTCGTTGTTTGTCAGCCGCCGTTACAGTTGCCGATGCCGGATTTTGGTCAGAACGAGTTACTTGTAATGGAGTTACCGCTTACCATCGAGGAATACCGTGGCATGGAAACCAAGGTAGAGCCGACCGATAGCGAAGCCTAAGTAAATCAGTTGAAAAGAGAGGGGCGCAAGCCCCTCCTTTCCGATTAAATATCGGAGGAAAGGATAAGTTATGTTAGATTTAAAGATTGGAAGTAAGAATTACAAGATTGAGTATTCCGTGGAAGCGGCACTTTACGGAAATTGCACCGAGAAGGTTGCAGAGTTCTTTACCAACGGTGCAACTGCACAAGGCAAAGAAGCAATTAAAACATTTATTTCTACGATTGCAGACCTTCCGAAGTTGGCATTGGAAATGTTCTATGCCGGACTTATGGAACATCACGGAGAAAATGGCGACAGAACCGTGTTAAGCGTTGATGATGCAAGAGCATTATTAACCAAGTTGATTAAGGACAACAAGGGAGAGGAACTTGGTAATTTCTACGGAATTATCGGTGTTCTTATGGGTCAGATGGCAGACGATGGTTTTTTCGACATGATTGGTTTGACACAGATTACGGAAAATCTGAATCAGACCAAGACAAAAGCACCGAAGAAACCGCAAGACCACAACAAGAAGAACGCATAAGTTTCCACGATTTAGTATACGACCACATATTACCGTTTGCGCTTTCCATTGGAATGACCTACGACTTTTTTATGCACCATTCTCCAAAAGTGTTTCCGTCTTTTTATAAGGCATACAAACTCATGGAGAAGAAACGTGATGAAGAAGCATGGCGCATGGGTATTTACAATCAAAGCGCAGTATCGGTAGCGATTGAACATTGTTTGGCGGGGCGTAAGGCACAATCAAAGTACATTGAGAAGCCTTTGCTTATGAAAGCGGAACTTAGCAAAAAGGCAGAAGCGGAACATCTTACCGAAGCTGAAAAGCAAAAGCAAGTTGAACTTCTGTTTATGCGTTTACAAGTTCAAGCGCACAACTTTAAGCAGGAACAGAAGAAAAAACAGAAAGAGCAGGACGGTATCGGCGCATAACCATACCGTCTTTTATTTTAAGAAAGAGGTGGAAAGATGGCAGAAACTACGATTGATTCTTTACAAATAGAAATCAATGCCAAAGCACAAAAGGCGAATGATGCGATTGATGTTTTGGTAGACAAACTGGATGTGCTTTCTAACTCTTTA